GCAAAAGAAGGTTTCTTTGGATTTGATGATAGTTCAATTGCATCAAGCACTGCTGGTGCTGGCAATCATGGAACACATGGTGATGACAGTAGAAGATGGACATACGTTCCTGATGCAACTATATCAAACAGTGTAGTTGCTGGAACAAAAGGTTTCCTTGATATAAAAGGTATCTATTATCAGTCAGGGGACTTTAACTCAGGTGGTGTGGTTTGGTTTGATAGTGAAGGACTACAGCAGTCTACCAATAATCCTCAAACACCAGTTGTAACATCAAAACAGATATTAACAGCAATAACTAAAAATACACTTTCTAGCCTATCTGCTGCAATCACTGCAGCTGCTGGTGATATTATTAAACAAGATACTACAGGTGCATATGGTGTTGTTGAAACTAGTGTTACTGGTTCTACTACTGTAAATCTTATCGGTGTTGAAGGAACATTTAACACTACTAATAATTTACGTAAAGAAGGAATCAATGGTGCCATATTTAACTTGTCATCTGTACCTCAAAGTGTTACAGTGGTATATACAAATAAACCACATTGGACTTCAACCCTAGACGGAGGAACTTTTTAAAAAATGCAAAAAAACAGTGAAGTGGATGTTAATGTTCTCATCAATTTATATAATTCTAAATTAGCAGCAGCATTAAATCAAAACGTATTATTAGAGGCAAAATTACAAACTCTAAGAAATGATTTTGAAAAAGAAAGAAACGAACTTTTAGAGCAATTAGCAAATTTAAAGAGTGAATAATGGCAAAACCATCAACCAAACAAGGATTAATAGATTATTGTCTTCGTAAATTGGGAGCACCAGTTTTAGAGATCAATGTCGATGATGATCAGGTAGATGATTTAGTTGACGATACAATTCAGTACTATAATGAGCGTCATTATAATGGTATTGAGAGAATGTTTCTTAAGTATAAGATAACTCAGGATGATATTGATAGAGGAACAGCAAGCGGAACAACAGGAGTGGGTATTGTAACTACAACTGGAACATCAACAAATATATCTGGATATGGAACTACAACAACTAATTTTTATGAAAATTCTAACTTTTTAGCAGTTCCAGATCATGTAATAGGAGTAAATAAAATATTTAAATTTGATTCTAGTTCAATTTCTGGTGGAATGTTTAGTATTAAATATCAGTTATTCTTAAACGACTTATATAATTTTACTTCGATTAATTTGTTACAATATGCAATGACAAAAACATATCTTGAAGATATTGATCATTTACTTACTACAGAGAAACAAATAAGATTTAATCAGAGGCAAGATAGATTATACTTAGACATAGATTGGGGAGCACAACAGGTAGGTGATTTTATGGTGATCGATTGTTTTCGTGCTCTTGATCCTGATACATTCACACAGGTATATAATGATCCTTTTGTAAAATTATATTTGACAGCATTAATCAAAAGACAATGGGGACAAAATTTAATTAAATTTAGAGGAACAAAATTACCAGGTGGTATTGAATTAAATGGGAGAGAAATATACGATGATGCTATAAGAGATTTAGATTCAATTAAACAAAGAATGCAGGAATATGAAACTCCTCCTCTTGATATGATAGGATAATATTATGGCAAAAAATTCTTATTTTTTACATGGTTCCCAATCTGAGCAGAGACTAGTTCAGGATCTTATAAATGAACAACTAAAGATATATGGAATAGATGTAACATATATTCCTCGTAAGTATGTAAATACACAATCAATTATAGAAGAAGTACAATCATCAAAATTTGATGATAATTTTGTATTAGAAGCATATGTCAATTCATATGATGGTTATTCTGGTGCAGGTGATGTACTTACAAAATTTGGTATGAGTTTAAGGGATGAAGTGGAATTGACAATTTCAAAAGAAAGATTTGAAGATTTTATTTCACCATTTATGAGTGCATCTACTGATATAGAATTATCATCAAGACCAAAAGAAGGTGACTTAGTATTTTTCCCACTTGGTCAAAGACTATTTGAGGTTAAATTTGTAGAACATGAAGAACCTTTTTATCAATTAGGTAAGAATTATGTTTACAAACTTAAATGCGAGTTATTTGAATATGAGAACGAAGTTATCGATACTTCAATTGATGCTATTGATACTCAGGTTCAAGAAGAAGGATATATCTCCACACTTCAATTAGTTGGTGTTGGTCGTACTGCACAAGCAACTATATCTCGTGGAACAGGATATATTCGTGAAATATTCTTGAATAATGATGGTTCAGGATTTACAGGAACACCTGTAGTTTCAATTAGCACCTCTCCAAGTGGTTTAGCAGGTGATAATGCAACTGCAGTTGCCTTTACAACAGAAAGAGCAGGTGTGAGATCAATAGAAAAAGTTCTCATGACAAATGCAGGTGCTAATTATACAAGTCCACCGATTATTACATTTTCTGGAGGTGGTGGCACAGGTGCTGCAGCAACTTGTTTGATTGAAACATCAGCACAAGGTGTTGTAAGATTTACTATGTCTGATAATGGTGTTGGTTTTGGAACAGTGCCAACAGTAACAGTATCTAATCCTGCGGGTGGAACTGCTGCAGATAAGGCAGTTGGTATCGCTTCTATGAGTGTAGATAGTGGAGGATTTAATGAAGTTAGATCAATATTTGTACAGAACGCTGGAAAAGGATATACACTTCAACCCACAGTTACAATATCTGATCCAGAAACAATCAATGGTATTGGTAACTTTGAATTTAATGAAGTTGTTCAGGGAATGCGTTCAGGAACTCAAGCAAGAGTTAAAAATTGGGATGCTGATACGAGTGTTCTTTCTGTTGCAAACGTTAGTATTGGAGGAACAATTACAGGATTCTTTGCTGGAGAAGATATAAAAGGACTCTCTTCAGGTGCATTATACAGTCTCTCAAGATTCAACGAGGATGATACCACCGATAAATATAATGAAGGTGATATATTTGAGACAGAAGCAGATGCTATTGTCGATTTCACGGAATCTAATCCATTTGGTACATTTTAATGTTAGGAAATTACTTTTATCACGAAATAATTAGAAAGACAGTTATCGCATTTGGTACATTGTTTAATGATATTCATGTGAGGCATCAAGACCAAGCAGGTAATGATATATCTGATGTCAAAGTTCCTGTTGCGTATGGACCAAAACAAAAGTTTTTAGCAAGAGTAACGCAACAGGCAGAATTAAATAAGGCAACTCAAATTACATTACCTAGAATGTCTTTTGAAATTACAAATATTTCTTATGATGCAAGTCGTAAAGCAGGTATAACTCAAACATTTAAGGCAGCGGATAGTACTGATAGTAATAAAATGAAAAAGGTTTTTATGCCTGTGCCTTACAATTTAGGATTTGAATTAAATATATTAGTTAAATTGCAGGATGATGGACTACAAATTTTAGAACAGATATTACCTTTCTTTCAACCAGCATTTACAATATCAATTGATTTGGTTAAATCAATAGGTGAAAAAAGAGATATACCTATGATATTAAATTCAATTAGTCAACAAGATGATTATGAAGGAGATTTTTCAACTAGAAGAGCATTAATATACACACTTTCATTCACAGCAAAGACCTTTATGTTTGGTCATATTGCAAAAACTCCAGAAGGACTTATTCGCAAAGTTCAGGTCGATTACTACTCAGATACAAATACAAGAACAGCAAAGAGAGAACAAAGATATACTGTGGTTCCTAAACCTACAAAAGATTATAATGAAGATAATGTTATAGATACTGATGATACACCATTTATTGAACCAGGTGATGATTTTGGATTCACCGAAACAAGTTCATTCTTTGGTGATGGTAAAGATTTTGCACCTAATAGAGGAGTGGATATCTAATGAAAGACTCTTATGATTCCTTGAATGATACTTTTAATACAGATTCTGCTGAAGTAAATGCAATTACTAAAAAAGATAAAGCAAAAAGTAACATACAGAAACTCACTGATGATGTTAGTAAGGATTATGATTACACTCGTGGTAATCTCTATTCTTTAATCGAGAAGGGTCAAGAGGCAATAAATGGTATTATGGAAGTTGCAGGAGAAACTGCAAGTCCAAGAGCATATGAAGTTGCAGGTCAATTAATTAAGTCTGTTGCAGATAGTACAGATAAACTAATGGATTTACAAAAAAAAGTTAAAGAGATAGATGAAGATAATCCTAAAACACAAAATACAGTTACTAATAATGCATTATTTGTAGGTTCAACGACTGAACTATCAAAGATGTTAAAAGATGGAATACTAAATAATAATAGCTCTGATAGTATATAATGGGAAAGACTTCCTGTAAAAAGGGACAATACTACTGCAATACTGACCAAAAGTGCAAACCTATTCCTGATGGATATA